GGATACAACCCAATTACATTCTTTTGAATAGCCCAATACTGCACACCATAATTTACTAAGTTCGATAGTAAATAATAAAGCGATTGTTTTGATGCAAATATTTCTTCCGATGTTAATTCTTCGGCAAGTTTACCCGCCCTTCTAGCACCGCTATCAATCAGGTTTTGAACCGTTACAACAGTGGTAGATACCGTTCCGCTTGTAGTCATTACCACCCCTTGATGTCATATTTTTTCTTTGCTTTACCGCCATCTTTACAATGCCAACGCTTTAAAGATGCTTTAGCCCTTGGCGCATCACCACTTGCATGTTCTACAACACCCTTCATGCGGGCGCAAAATGAATCATGCCTAGAACCCTTTGCTTGGGGTGCTTGTAAATGGCTTCCAGTTTCACGGTTGTATTTAGCCCTACCCTTAGCCGTTAAACCCGCACCTTGGCTTGTAGGTTTCTTTTCGCCCCTACCTACGGCTAGGGATACACCACCATCTTTTTTCTTAGCGGTTTTAGCTGATTCAATAAATGCTTGTTTACTTGGCGCACCCTTGCTTCCAATCTTTCGCATATGTTCACCACTTCCATGCTTAATTCTTTCTTGTTTAGCATGAATATTTGCATAAAGACCACCGCCATCTTTTTTCTTTGCACTACGTTGGGTAGCATATGCAATTGCTACCGCTTGCTTCATTGGTTTGCCAGCATGTATCTCGGCAGAGATATTCTTTTTAAAAGCACGTTCCGATTTACTTTTAATTAGAGGCATGATTAGCTTCCAACACCAACAACATTATTGTTATTTTGAATCAATTTACCAGAAATAATTACACCAGCTGCAATAGTTGTTGCGGTACTTGTAACTAGTTGCCACTGAATATCAGTTTTTTCCGTATAAATAAATGGTTCGCTAGAACGATTAGCTGTATAAATTGATACAAATGGTTGTTGTAATACTACAAACTTTACACCAGTTAAATTATTAATTGCTTGAACGGAATAAGTAACAATATTAGATGATGTGTAGCTATTCGATGTATTTACTTCGGCTAAATCAAGGTAAAAAGAATAACCAGCGGGTACTGTATATACGGTACTTTGTGATTTACTAATTCCAGCATTAATTTGGGCAACAACATTTGATGATTGCTTTAATGTAATCGTGCCTACGTTTGTTGTTTGCCCCGTACCAGCGGAAGTTAAAACCAAACTATTTACACGGTAATAACTATTTAAGGTAGTTACGCCAGTTGTACCGTTCATTTGCAATGATTCGGATATTTGATTAAAACTTGAATCTAATCCACTAATTAACACTTTAGCAACCGTATCATCAGATGCGGATGTACTAACAAGGGTTAGTGTAGATGCACTTGTAATGTAAGTATAGGTTGTTGCATTTTCCCAAACGGGTATTTTTGTATTACCAACGGCGGATTGGTAACCAAAAATGTTTACTTGTTGATGCCCATAAATTTGGCTGCGGGCAACTTGTAAATCAAATGGTTCATATGCGCCACCACGGGTAACCGAAGAAACGATGTTATTGCTCATAAAAATTCTCCAAAGTTAAAAAGTGGGGGCTTTCACCCCCTGCTTCTTAGTAATTACACTTACCGCCCTTTTTATGATGCGTGGAAATCTTGCTTTTAGCATGACCTCCATGTTTCATTGGGTGTCCATCAATTTTATGATGACCCATCGCCATATGTTCTGCATGTTCATGCATATGAATATGACCGCCATCTTTATGACCATGTGCTTTGTGATGCATTACATGTCCTTCGTGATGTTTAACATGCCCACCTTTTTTGTAACCAGCTGGAGCTTCATGGATTTCACCTGTTTTACCAGCTTTTTTGTGTAGCTTGCTACCATCATTCATATCATTTAGATAACGATTAGCAACGCTTTCGGATACTGTTCCACCCTTAGCAAACTTATGCATTTTGCCACCGTGCTTGTATCCAACACCTTCTACACCGCCTGTTTTTGTGTGGAAAGATTTGGTTTGCTTTGCTTCGTGAACCGTATCTTGCACATTAACCTTTGGCTTCAAAGTTCCTTTTGTTTGGAATGCATCACCTTTTGCAGCTAATCCACCCGTTGCCTTATGCATCATCTTGCCACCGTGCTTAAGTTGTGCGCCACCCTGATGGTCTACAGCCATTGTTCCACCACTAGCTTTACACATTTTAGCCATGTGCTTATGATGTTCATGCATCTTTTTGTGATGCGCAGAACCACCTTCAGCATGTTTTGCAGCATGATGTTTAGCCATATGCATGTGATGCTTATGAGTACCTTCAGGATGCCCCGATACATGGTGTGCCTTACCGCCATGCGCAAACCCAGGACCTTCAATACCGCCCGTTATACCCTTGTGATGTGGCTTACCTTCACCTAACAATCCACCCATTTGTGGTGTGTACATCTTAGCAGAACCACCTTTTTTCAAGCCATGATGTGCTTTTCCAGCTTTCATGCTTTCATGGTGCTTAAGTTCTTTTTCAATCTTATGCATTTCACGCATTTCTTTGCGCTCATCGGCTTTAGATTCACCACCTTCCGCCATATGCGCTTTTCCACCATGTTTACGGGTAAGTAATGCGGGTTGCATAGCCATTGCACGGCGCATTGGCATAGCCCGTCTTGCAGGCATTTGCATAGGAGCTTGACCCATCATTGGATTACCACCCATAGCCATATGTTTCTTATGGGCATGTCCGCCTTTTTTCATTCCTTCATGCTTAAGCTCATCCGAAGTAGGTTCTGTTGTCATTTCTTTTGGTTCACGACCAAATTTGCTAGTTGCCATAATAATTTTCTCCTATTAGGCTTGGGCAATGCCAAGTAAGCCAGTTGTGGTGGAATTTGGACCTACTTGAATAGCCGTTAAACCTAGTGTTAAAACTAGTTTATTTGAACCATTCAATGTTCCAGCGGGTGTATATGTTCCACGGGTATCCGCCGTTACAGAACTAGATACAAGTTGCGGTGTCATCGTAGCAGCACTTGCGGTATATGAACCAGTTGTATTTACAAACGTACCAGCTAAATAATTTGCTTGTGATGTAGATATTTTACCAGTCGTTGCCGAAACATAAGTCCACCAATAGTTTGTATTAATGCTTACGCCCGTTGGGGGTGTTCCTGTAAATTGAACAATTGTTCCACTTGCGGGTGAATAACCTACGGTAATCACGCCAGGGGATGCAATTGTCCAGCCAGTAACCGCTTGCACGGAATAGGTTGTTGTATTGGAATAAAATGCGTATGCCAATGTTCCGTTATCAACCGCTGTAGAACCAGTAAATCCTGGGTCTACAATATATGCTTCATCACTAATACGGCATGGCAAACCTAATGCAGTTGTTGTATCAACCGATACCGCAACGGTAGTTGCAGCGCTAAAGGCAATGCTATAAATTTGGAAGAATGCTTTTCTTCCTTTGGTTTGTGTAGAAGCTACAGTACCCGTTTGGATGATTTCGGTCATTGAATTACCGTAGTAATCATAGCCCGTTACGGTTACTTGGGAATTTGTTGGGCTACCCGATGCCGTTGTAACCGCTACCGCACGGGGGATATCCAATTGTGTTACGGTTGTACCATCGGTACGGATAACTTGTGTTGTTCCACCGCTACCCGATGCTAATTGTGTTCCGCTATAAGTAGTTGCACCCGTTGGGGTTTTAGCTGCTAGAACCGCTGCTGTTGTTGCAGCATATGGCGTTACATCGTATAAATACACACGACCCATTGGACCGAAGCCTAGGGACATGGGTGATGGGTTTCCTAAATTGCTAGTAGCATTTGTACCAACATAAGATGGGGCTGCGCCCAAGAATAAATCATCGCTAAATTGTGGCATTGTCTTTCTCCATGAAAAGTTGACAAATTAAAAAAGGGGGTTTTTACACCCCCATGTATTACGCTCCAGGTGTTCCGAATAAAGCACGAGGGTCGGTAAATCCAACTTGATAGCGTTCTGTTGCTTTATAACGCATCGAATCGGTTTCAAAATCACCTTCCATCGTTTTTTCTAAGGCACGGCGCATTAACAATTTCATACCTTCAGGTGCATCTGTTTGAATCCACCAGTTAGTAGAAGATGTCAAACGGCTAATAACCGAAGCACCTTCTGGTAACAAACCAATTGATTTAATTGGGTTGATATCATTGTTTGCTGTACCCGTTCTTAAAACAGACTTCAACAATACTTCAGCTTGGAATACGTTACCTGGGGCAACAACAAGCTTCAATGGCTGTAAACGAATTTTCTTACCATTGTTATCTACCGCTTGGCGAATCTGAATAAGCATTTGCTCTAGCGATGTTTGTGATAATGCAGCTGCCGTTGCAAGTTGATTACTAAATGTACCAGCTGCAATTGGGTGCGCAGTGTTAATCAAAGATACACCATCACCACCAACATAAGAGCTATTAAATGCACGGTTCAATACGTTTGCACATAACAATTCTTTTGTTTCTACTAAAGATTGTGCTAAGTGCTTCGCATATACTTGACCTAAGCGAATATGGTCACCATCTTCAACTAAAACTCTAGTTAAAGCGAATGCCAAACCAAACACTTGGTAAACATAGCGTTGTAAGAACAATACACCACCCTGTTGATACGTTACGGGTGCGCCATCAGGTAACTGTGGTGCAGCGCCGAAACCATATAATACAGGTTCTTCGTGGTAGTTGCGTGGAATACCAGCTTGTTCACGGAATACCGTTGACCATTCATCAGCTCGTTGGTCATATACACCGTCAAAGGATTCGTTCAATATAGGTTCTACGATTGAACGGAAGTCCGTACTTCTCATTGGGGCTGCCATAATTTATTCTCCTATATTAAACTTGGGCTACATATTGACCGTAGAAGTTTGTGTTAGTAAGTTGTACACGAACTACGGTGTACGCATCACCCCACGCATTATCTACGTTTTGTGCTAAATCTACCACACGCATTTGGGCTTGTTGTCCGTTTGTAACGGCGGTTGAAGCACCTAAAGTGGCTTGTGATAGTCCTGTTGTTGCATTTCCAGCGGTAATATTCGTAAAGTAATATTCACCACCAATGCTTGTTTGTGCCATAGAACCATCGGCTTGAATTTCATAAACAATGTTTAAATCGTTATAAAAATAAGCGTTAGTAATAGAACCAGATTGCACGGTTGTGCCAGACGGCCAGTAATTACTTACACGGCGACGACCTGTTGTATCGGTAAATTCAACACCTTGAAACGAACCTGTTACGGCGTATTGTTGGCTTGTTGAATTACCAGTTGTGGTTTGCGCAGCGATAATTGTACCGTTAGCAGAACCAGTTGAACCTACGTTAGCAGCGCTAACATAAGCAATTGGTTGCTGTTTGTAAATATTCGCAGCATAACCCGATGTGATACCGTTTTGCAAAACCTGCGCACGTTCCAAACCCGTTGGAAAGAATGCTGGGCGTAAGCCAAACGGAGCGGATATTGATGACATATACTACTCCTTTTAAAATTGGTTAAATAAAAAATTTTGGTTTTGACGCTTTTTACAAAGCCATAAAGCAAAATCGCATCTAACGCAATTTTTAAAGTCTGTAATACAAAGCCCACTTAATTAAAAGTAGGCACACTCCTAGTTAAATCAAAATTCATACCATCGCCTTCAACTTGACCCAATGCTCGACCATTGGAATCCCTTGCGTTTAACAATTGGTCTTGCTGTACTTTGATCTTCTCTTGTTCATCTAACGGAGCATAATGGTGAACTTCAGCCATATACTGTTGATAAATGTCCATAGGAAGTTTATACAGAACCATCTCATTACACGCAACAAAGCCTTCCATTTCGCCTGCTTTTACACGGAAGTTTTCAAAGCCAGGAACTTCATCGGCTTTCACTGGTGTGTATCCTATACGCATACGTTTGTGGATGGGATCGTATTGATGGGTGGTTGATAGCCAGCAACAATGAAATCCAGGAATTTCAGGTGCATTTGGTAATGCTTCTTGTGCAAACTCATCGCGAAACATACGGCGACGTTCTTGGCTAGCAAAATTTTGTTCAGGAGCTCTGCGGGAAATATCCTCTTGAGCTCTATCTTGTCTGCCTACACCAGTATTCTTTTTTAAACGATTGTCCATATTTATCCTCTAACCTTGTTCTCTTTGTCCCATTGACGGAAACGATTAATCATTTTCATCTTTTGTTCAGGATTGTTCCAAACACCTGCCTCTTTCAAGGCTTGAACTCGCTCGGGGCTTATATAATACTCATTACCCTTTGCTGTTGCGTTTGACTCTCTGCCTGAACTTGTAACAACAGAACGTGGTCTTTGACTTCGCACATTGGGTTCATTATAACTTGAATTTGAGATTTCAGGCAATCTTTTTCTTACACGATATGTTAATTCATCCCAATAGTCCTGAGTTGTAGGGTCGTAGCCTTCTTTTGTAAGCTGTTTATCGATAATTTGAGTTATTTGAGACTCCTCTGTTTCACCCCTAGGATCATACCATGGATTCTCTTCCATCCAATCAGCAACCATACGTTGAACCATAGGGTCTGGAACATCTAATCTTTGATTTTGCGGTTGATGGGTAGCCTGCTTTTTAATACTGGCTAAAGATTCCATTTTTCGTTTTGCGTCGAATAACATCTCTTGAGCTTTAATCGCCGATTGCCCATCGCTTTTGTCGACTGCTTCTTGAAGTTTCATTTTTGCATATTCAACTTCAACGCCAGCATCTTCAATCGCTTTATCTACCCTTGCAATTTCAGCCCCGCTTGTTTTCTTTTCTACAATAGCCAGACGTTCAGCTAACATTTCATTCTGTTTACGTAAAGCATTGATTAAAGAAGATGATTCACGTACTTTTTCACGATGTAATTGTTTCTTTAATTTGCGCTCTTCACGTCTTGCTTCTCGTATAGCTTCTCTTTCTGGGTCAATGTTTTCAGCGTCTTCAGCCTCGTCACTCGCACGATATTCTGATTCTTTTTCTTCAAGCTGCGGGTTTTCTTCACCTTCGGGCAAAGTAACCCTTACTGAACCATTATCTTCTTCAGCAATTTGCATTTCCATTTTTTCTGTTGGTGTCATGATTTCTCCTTAAACGAATGCAGTAATAGCACGAGGATCACCAGTCACACGACCGATAATTTCGTGGTCATTAAAAAAAGTGAACAAGGCTTTACCCTTAACACCTTTTTCATCGGTATATTCAATTTCCCACCGATCACCACCCCATTTAGGAACACGCACATAATCGCCAACTTCGCACCAAATACCTTCCGCCCAAGGCTGTAATGTATCACGGTTCTTATAGGCTAAAGGTCCTTTACATAAAACTTTACCGATCATGGTATTCCATTTTTCAATCTCTTTAGTTTCTTCAGCTAATACGATTCCGCTTTCAGTTACTTTTTCTTTAACTGCTCGCAGTTGAACCAATACTCTAGCGCCTAACGGAGCCATCAATGGATCAACATCTGGAAAGGCTTCCTTCAGTGATTGTTCTAAGTCATAATTCGTCATCTTTGCTATCCTTTTCTTCTAAAAGATTGTTTAAAATTAACAAGGCTTCTTCCAAACCTTGGTGTTGCCCTACATATCTCTGGTAACTTTCAAAGTTTGCAAACCTTCCATTTACCATTGAATCAACAATTTCTTGTTGTTTTATTTTAATCGCATGGATTAAGCCATTGGCTAACTCCATTAACGACCTCTACCTGCTTTTTTACCTACTGCTATTGCTACTATTAATCCAGATTTTTTAGCCGTGCCACCCTTTTTTAAGGTCGCTACTGCATGTGGTTCGGGCTTTGTTAATTTTGGTTTAACACCCTTAGCTGGTAAATTACGAACCACCTTTTCGGGATATGCGCCAATTAACTCGTTATCGGGTTGATGGGATTCGGGAATTACTTTCCCACCCTTAGCGAACTTCTTTACTTTTCCACCTTTTTTAAGGTGATTACTTTCTTGCTCGCCATACATGGCTATACGTTTGTGCATATTAATTGCTTCAGACATTTCCTTCTCCTTGTGGTGGTTGTTGTTGCGATTGTTGCTGTTGTTCTTGCTGCTGTTGTTGTGCTGCGCCTTGTTGCGAAATCATATTATTTTGTGCTGCTTGTTTCTGACGTTCTAAATCTTGAAGATGTTGCAAATTTAACTGTTGAACTTCTTGTTGATGTTGCTGATTTGCTTGCTGTTGTTCATACTGTCTCTCTAAAGTCATTGAATTTACGTCATGTGTAATTTTTGCGCTTTCAATTTGCTCTTGAGCTACTATACTTTGTTGTTTGGCCATTGCGTCATCAGTTTGTTTCTTCGCTTTTAACTGTAAATCAGCTTGATCATAGGCTGCTTTACGTTTTGTTTCAGCCATAGAGCTCTCTTGTAACGCTTTTACCTGAGCTATAATGTTTGGATCAGTTGGTTGCATATTATTCTGACTCATATTCTGTAAAGTCTGAAGAATTTGCTGAATCGCTGGCATAACTTGTTGCGCATATAGCCGTTGACCATCTTGATGTACATGTTGCCCGACAACTTTAAGCATCTCTTGAGCTTGATATGGGACCGCTTGAACTTTTGCTGCGTTAAACGGTTTACCTATTGACAAAGAAGCGATTGTATCGGTCTGATTTAAGTACCATAAAACCAAATGTTGTTTGATATGTTCAATAACAGGTGGTAAAAATGTTGGCGCAATAATAGGGTTAGCACCAAATATTGGGTCAGTTGCATATTGAATATGATCTAGTATATGGGCTAAATGGTTTTGACCTATAAAAGCCCCAACAGGTTTACCGAGAGTCATAGAAACATTTTCTAAAGCTGAATTCATATCTTTAACTTCTTGAGGATCTGGTAAAACCTCATTCACATCTGGGATACGTATCTGTTTCATGATGCGTTTTTCAACTGCTAACCGATTATACAAATCAGGGTTAGCTTGCGCACGTGCTGCCAAGGCTTGGACTTGTAAATACCGCTGAGTCTCAGCGAAAATATGCGGATCGGAAACAGGAATAATATCAGAATTCGTTTTAAAATCTTCTTTAGTGATTTTTAAATCTATCATTAAATCACTTTTACGCTGTTCGTCTAAGTACCAGCGATTCAAACGAGCTAATATCTTAAGGACACGCTTTTGTGAATCGTGTAAACGTGAATGAATAGCACTATAAACTGCAGAACCTTGTTCAATCAGGGCTTGTGTTGTGCCGACTGGGGCTTGACTATTAATATCTTGAATTTTTTCTTCAGAAGTTGTTACAACACCTTTAGCAGCGCTATCTAACCAACCTAATAAAGCAAATAAAACTTGATTTGGCGGGTTAAACGGCACAGGCATCGCTATTTTTCTGATGTCGTCGACTCCTGGTGCACCCTCGATCTCAGTAACTTGTGTAACATCGATAGTTTGGGATTGCCCCGATATCTTTCCACCTTTGAGCTTAAGCATTGTCGGTGCATTGTTAATGTGTGCGCTGTCCAAAAGAGCACGCAATGCGCCAGTAAGAGCAGCAGAAAGACCGCCAATGAGATGAGGAAGCCCGATAGCATAAGCACCTCGCCATGGTATGAATTTAAACTCAACCAGCCAGTCAAGTTTTGTATAAGTGTCATCGCCATTCTCCCAGTTTCGGTACAAACCAATAACTTCATGTTCATACGCATCTAACATCATCACATAAGGCGCACGTTCGCCTTTTGTATAGCTATCGCCATCAACTTCTAACCATGTGTATATATGATATACAGTGCGTAAACCATCTATATTATCAGAGTTTTCTTGTTTACCTTCGATTTTATTAGACGCCTTTTGGGCACTTGACATTTCTGGCTCTTGAGAGACTTTATAAGTCCCAAGATCACGATATAAACCTTGTTCAACTCTTAAATTATATTCTTCTTGAGTGATAACTTGAACTTCGGTAACTCGCATTGCAGTATAAAAATTAACAGCTGCAAAAGGTAAATAAACATTATCAATCGGAACAAATTCAAAACATGGTCTGCGCTTATAATCGTCGTACCATACTTTTAAATACTGTGAACCACCGAGGGGTAGCTGTGTGAGCATTTGCTCTTCTTCATCACGGAACTCTTCAATCTGCTCGGTAAGTTGCCAATTCATATAGTCCCGTTTGCGCTCGGCTCGGGCTATTTTCTCTTCAGTTACTTCACCGATGATTTTTGATCGTACTGGTCCATCAGGTGGGAATAATTCTTTAATTGCTCTGGCGGCAAAGTCGACGCAAGACTCTGCCATGACGGGGTGAACCACTTTTGAAGCACCCATAAACTGAGCTCCTCCTGGAGCGTCATCTCCAAGACCCGTGCGTCGTATGCCTTCCTCGTATTTTTTATCACGTTCTTCCCTTGCATCTTTGTCTTTATCGATTAAATCGATATATTTCATAGCGATTTTATCTAGGAAAAAATTATCTACAGTATCAGATAAGTTTTCATAAAAGTCAGGTTCGTCTTCTGGACCTTTTAACTCTTCAAGGTGAAGAATCGCAGAGCCATCTTCTTGCTCTTCAACAGCACCAGTAATTTCGTCTTCTAATTCGAATATAGAGCCTTGTTCTTGCTCATCAGCATTAGGGTCGTACATTTGCGGTATAGGCATTTCAGGCATTATTTTCTCCTAACTAATGCTAATTTCATTTCGTCTTTATTTTCAGCAAAGTATACCTTAGATTTGATTAAACCACCTTTTTTATGTCCTTCTGGTGGATTATAATTTAAAGCATCAACATATATTGTCCTAATGTCTTTATCAGGTTTCATCCCTCCACCTCTTGGGAATCCTTCGCCATGTGTTGTTTTTGTTACTTTAAAAACTGTATTAGGGGCTATGGCTATTTCTTTTTCATGACCTGCTTCTGAGCCGAGATATTTTTCTAAATCGATTGCTTTTGAACCTTTGGGAAGATTAATAACAAAATTTACTATTTTATCGCTCGGCTGATTTTTATCTGAAAATTTACGAGCGACAATATTTGAATCTTTTGAAGCTGAAGTTATACCTTTATCGGAAAAAGTATCTCCAATTTTCAAATTATAAAGATAATCTAAAGATCCATTAAAAGGTATTTTCACACCTCTATAAACTAACTGTGGTTCTTCTAAAGAAGCATGATTAAATAAATTTTTTAAATTTTCTACAAGTTTTTCAGTTGTTCCTGGAACATCTTCTTTATATAACGGTTGACCTTTACGAAGCATATTTTGCATTTGAGAATAACCGCCAACTTTAGAATTTACATAGGCAGCTTGATATTCTTTTAATGCTTCTAAATGCTCTGGAGTAAAATTATTTACTTTGTTATTCAACTTACCAATTGATTCAATAATATGTTGGCGAGTTTTCTCTGGGTTATTAGAGTAAATAGCGACTAGATTTTTCATATCAACAGGGGTAGTCGTAGCAAAAGATCCGCTCGTGAAACTGTCTTGCCAATTTTTTGCATCAGTATCTTCGTCAGGAACAAGATTATGCTCTTTCTTTTTCATCCTGAATTTCATAATAGGGGCTTCATGCTGATATTCGTCTGGAACTGTTTCGTGCCATCTGTCTTTCTGAAACCGTGCTATTGAAGGATGAGACCAGAAATATGCTCCGCCAACATGCTCAGGCGCATAACCTTGTAAATTTTTATCACCGATATCTTTATTAGTAAGTTTGCCAGTTGCTAAAGGTCTTGCAACATCTTCGGGTATATGATAACCAACAACATATTCTTGATTTTCTTGCGGAGCGGATATACCCCCTAAATCATAATTTGAATTTGGACTCAAATCTTCATACGGTCTTACTTTATTTAAAATATCATCTAATTTTTTATCACCTGTGAATTTTTGTCGTTTAGGGGCTTCCCTTAACAGCTCAGGATACCCTACGCTACCACGTATAAAATTTCTTTGTAATTCGGGTTTTCCTGGATGATATTTTTCGGCAGCTTCCCTTGCATTTATCCATTCGTTTCCATTATCAACATCTTTATATTCATAGTTATCGAGGATATTCTGATATTCTTTTTCAGCTAAATCATCAAGGTCTTTCCTTTTCAAAAATCTTGGCAATTTACCGCTATATAATTGATTTTTTATCAGGGCTTTGTCAGGATGTTTAATCGAGCTCGGTTGGTACGTGTCTACCACGTCTACATTGTGAGTATCATAAACTTCATTTAAATCTTTTTCATTTTTATTTAAAAAAGCATGAACATAATCGTGATATTTATCTGCAACTCTTCCGTTACCTTTCCCTCTAATTTGTTCGATATTGTGAACGGGACTAGGGGGTGGCTCGATAAATTTACCACCATATTCTTTTATCAATCGGTGTAAACCACTTATATATTCATAAGGTGCATCAGCGTAATTATTAAGTTCCTCTGCTTGCTCTGCAAGCTCGGGATTGCTTTCTATAAAAGTTTTGTTTGCTTCATACGCATCAATAGGTGATACGCCAGTTGGCACAGCTTCTATCGTTACGTGTGGTCTGTTCTTATTGTCTCGCAGAGTGAATATGCGGGTATTACCGTTAGCCACATCTTTAGTATAACCTCCGACGCAGTGACCCATCTGATCACCTTCGTTTTTAAGAGCTTCGTCTAATGTTTGATAATTTTTTGCCTTGTTATAACTCGTTTTTGCTTCTTCTGGTGAATTAAATAAAACTTTTCCCGACTCAGGGTCTTTCCAACTTAATTTTTGGTCAGGCTCAAGAATAGAAAATTTACCATTATTTTGTATTACGTTGGGGTTAAAATCTGTTTCAGGCATTTTAAGCTCGTGCCATCTAAACCCATTATCATATTCATACGCAGGGGGAAAATGGGTAGCAAATGTATCCCTATTTGCAGTTGCTACTTTATCAGCTTGTTTTATGCGATAATCATTAATCTTTGCAACGTGACGTAATGCGTCTTTAACAGACATTTTATCTACGTCTTTGGGTCTTAATCTTAATTGCTGCGGTAAATTTTCATCTAGCATTGCGTTTTGAAGTTCGTCTATCGCATGTTCAAATCCTAGATCGTGCATCGCATTATTATCTAACGTGTGAACTACTGCATTGGGATCTTTTTCTAAAAGGTCTTTTAAATAACCTTTTGTGCTTGGAAATGTATCTGCTAGGTTTTCTGCATATTCAGGTGAAACTGCTGAATCAGATCTGGCTTCCCATGATTTACCTAATTCAGTTTTTGCATGACCTTCGGCTGTAAATCCGTGCGTTTCACGCCACATTTTCATATTATCAGACGCTACTCTCGTTTCATCTCGAATATCGGGTATATGCGTTATTCCCTCATCGTGTAATTCTCTAACAGGGTCGGTAGAGGTTGCTAAATCGTTTTTAATATAGTTACGTAACTTTGTATCAATCCAATTGTTTATGCTTGATCGAGTTTTATTTTCGGGAGTTAAAAACGGCTCGAACATTTTGAGTCGTTCTTCTCTCGGTAATTCTGCTAATTCAGACTCGGTTAAACCATAATGTTTAAGGACTACAGGTTTTTCGTCGGATGTATTGATAGCTCTTTTTGTATGATTCAAAGTTTTATCAATCCAACCGTCTATCCAGTTGCCACCTTTGTTTTTAATAGAAAGCCCAACTTGTAAATTACTCATCGCTGCAGGATCACTTAATCCTACAATCGGGGCAACAACATTTTGCCCGAGCTTTCCGCCCATCATTTCGCTATACTGTTGTTCGGGAGTCTGATTAACGCTCTTAGGGATTCTTTCATACATCTCTTCAGAAGTAGGCAATGCTGTATTCTGTGAAACAGTGTCTGGCGCAAAATAATTAATAGCGCTACGCCCTAAACTTTCTATATCGCCTGGAGCACCAGCAATCGCCGATGCAGTTCCTTTTGCTGCGCCATATAACATAGGTGCTAAACCTTGGCTAATCGCCCCGCCCATCGTTCCTAATGGATCGACTTTTACGGGTTGTCCCGCTCGGTTTCTTGCAACAGGTCTATTCTGCAACGCCAACCTCATGTCGTCTTGACTCGGAGTTGTATCGTCATTGCTGATTACATTACCTAGTTCGTCGTATTGTGGCATAACAGTTCCTTATATTGCGTATGGATTAACATAAACACGACGGGAGTCAGCGTAATCGTCATCGGCAACAGGATGATGATCAAGAGTAATTATGCCCGCATCTCGTAAATATCGCAAGGCTTGTGATAACGCATCTACGTAATCGTCATGCTTAGCCATTGGGAACGCAGCAATCTCTCTTAGAAATGGATCAAGCCATGTCATAGGCTGCCCGCTTCTTTCATTCGACTCCGGCAAATACACTAGCCCCTTCTCGATCATCGGTGAAACAATATTCAATCGAGTTGTCTTATCGGCATTCCCTGGATTGTAACCCGTTACAGGTATCATCGTCTGGCGTAAATCCTGCAGTAACGATATACCAGCAGACTTATCTTCAATCAGTACTAAGTCAACTTTCTTGCCATTACTGAACTCGTCTGGGTCTCCATAAATGGTCGTGAACTCTTCTTGTACACGGCGTCGTAAATCTGGATATAGCATTCGATCAGACCAGCAGTCAATGAGCATAACTCGAGAACCGTGGTCGGCGCTAGGACGAAACACCCCTAGTACAACACACGCTGTGGGGTCGTTCACTGTTTTGTCGGAGGTGGCTACGTCGTACGACTGAATAACGAAGCTGAACTGGGGTAACGACTTCTCAGATGGCCAAAGTCGAAACCACGAACGCTTAACCAGTCCGGACTCTTCTGGATCTAGAATCTCTGCATAAATCTCCTGACGTCCAATCGTAGTGCCTTCGTACTGCATAATTTGTTTCTGGAAGGTCGGGGCTAGGTTGTGAAGGTTGGAATATGTAGAAGCCGTGGTGACGTGTACATCATTTCCATCGCGATCCGCCAGCTCTACGATCTTAGGCACTGGTTTTGGTGTGGTGGTGCATAACATCTTTGGGTCAGTACCGAGTCGTAGGGAGAATGCGATCATGTCCCACGCTTCCTCGAGGTACTCCCAAGCAGCCAGCTCGTCACACCAAACATGGTTCCATTGTGGTCCACGGAAACGTGAAGGTTCCGATGCTGCAATTCCTTTTATTAAACTTCCATTCTGCAAGGTTAGCTCATGCAGGGACACGGAGTAGTTTTGAATAAGCTCGGGTGGGCAAACTGCAATCAGACCTGAATCGCCACCAAAGCAGACGTCCCGTATGTCTCCAGACGTGGGGGCGCTCACTAGGATGCGGGATCGTGGTTGCGTCCATGCCGTCCACCAAACCCATTCAGCAGCCAGCCGAGTCTTCCCTGCTCCTCGCCCAGCCAGTAACAGCCAAGTGCTCCAATCTCCTGTCGGTTCAATCTGGTGCTCGAGCGCTATGCTGAGCCACTTGAGTCGAGCCTGCATCGCTGCTTGCCAAACTGCGCTAAGGTTATTGAGCGCATCAGCGTTTGACTCGATCTTTTCAGCGAACAACTCTTGCTGGGCGCCAGTCAACATTACTTGCTCTTGTCTTGGCGCAGCTTTAAGATGTCGCCAGCGAGAGCCACCGCAAGCTCGCCAGCAAAGTCAACTTTTACGTTACCTCCATCAGCGCCAGTGATCTCCGTTGACTGAATTGCTTTACCGTCTAAACGATCGAACACTTCCTTGATGGCTGGGAGGTCGCCAGCTTCCGCTGCATCAAGAAGTGCTTCAGCAATCTTGTTCAAACGCTGAGGATTCTGTGTGGTCAGCCTTCTAAGCGTTGCAGACATTGCTCCTCTGACCGCAGCATTATGCTTTGGCGAGTTCGTCATCAGGTCTTTCTTAGAGAAAGCAGAGACAACCTCTTTGTCTGTCTTAGGTTTTGGTACTCCTTTCGGCATATCGATTCCTCTCTCATTGTTTTAAGAGGAATTATAACCCAAATTACTGATGTTCGGCGATAAATTTTTCCTGCATCTCAATTTCGTCTTTCAAACAGCTAATCGCAGCATGCATCTCGCTGTTTTCGACACGTTTGCGTTTCACTGCGAGATCCCGCATGTTATCAGTCCAGAAGTAAGACAAAGTTCCGTAAGCAACAATTGCGCCAGACTTACATTTCCCTGCATCAACCAATGCAGAGATTATTGCGTCGTTCGCATGCTTCTTTGCACACAAGCCAGCTTCGTTGAAGTAATGAAATTTTGCTAATTTTACGTTGCTCATTTTTATTTCCTTTATTAAATTATTAATCAAATTTGCTGCCGATGAAATAACTTTAAACCAGTTCGAAAGAAAAGTAAACCAGTTTATGAAAATATTTTCAAATTATTTTCAACCCCAAAAACATTTCCGTCGTTTCCCGTCACTTCCCGTCGTTTCCCGTTACTTCCGACACCACGGAAACGACTGCAAATCAGGGTAAAATACCTTTAGGTTTTTACCTGATGATTTCATGGATTTCAGCGTCATCGATTCCGTCGTTGCCGTCAACTTTTTCCTTAAGGGAAGCAACGACGAAATCACGTAATTTATAGGGTCGGAAACCAACCATCTTTTAGCCTCAAAAACTCCGTCTGCCGCACGTTAAGATTCAGTGCTTTTCTGCGCTCTGGATCGTCAATTCTATACCGAATCACAACTCCATCGGAAACGACGGATTCAAGAGCAGCAGTCAGATATTTCTCACTCATATGGACTTGCTCACTGAGCTGGCGTCTTGTAATTGGCGCACCATTTGACGTAAGACGGTATAAAGCGTCTGTAATCTGTTTTACGTCTGATTGCTCACGTTTGTCTTCACTGATTTCTTTTCTTTCTTCTAGATTGGATTCCAGCAATCTAACAGAGTAATATGGACTTTCATCAATCACGTCTCCATATCGGTTCTTTGATCTTGTCTTATGATAATCGAGAACAGCTCTGACCTCTTGTATTGTTTCACTGAATCGCTTCTTTTTGGTCGCTAGTATTCTGCCTTCAACATTTTCGTCTTCGAAGATAAACGCAGTGCCAGTTGCGTTACCTCCCCATGCTGACGCACCCCTCGCTGATAAATCTTCTATTGCTGACGTCCTTGATAATGCCTTACTTGTGTGCCCGCTGATCCACGCAGGAATAAAGTCACGATACCAAAACTCATTATTAATCACAGACATTAATCTCGCTGCTTCGGAGTTGTCGTTTTCATTCTCTAACACAAACGTCGCTGAAGCAGTATCAAACACAACCAGCGGAGGAATCTGCCGCCCATTGACTGTTACAATGTATTGCTTGGCGAACTCCGCAGCAAACTGTATCTCTTTATCCGTCATGCGGAACGCAGGCACAACATTTATCCAATAATCCCATTCCTCTTTGCCTTTGCTTGAATGGTGGGTGCGCATGCCGTAACATATCCTGTCTGCTTGTGAGTGATCTTCCGTTATGTAAATTACACGACGTCTGTGCTTAATCTTCAAGAACGTATCATTCGTTAAACCTGCAACTTGCAAAGCAAGAGGCAGAAGAATTGAGGACTTCCCCTTCCCTTCTGCCCCTGCGATAAATGTTATTCCCTCGCCAATGAACCCATCAATCACCCAGTCAGGTTCAGGCAAGTAATCATAACTCAGCTGGACTGGTTTAAACCTCTCTAGGAATTCAACTTTGCGCTTGTCTTTGTCTAGGTCATTCAGTATGTTTTCGCTTATTGTTGTGCGTTCATACTCTGAGTTCTTACTCGCTAGGTAATACAAAGTTCCTAACCCAATTTCACCCCTTGTGTTGGTGTGGATGTCGTTCCATTGATCTTCTAATTCTTTTTCATTCGCTACGGAATGTTTAATACCTGCGCTACGCTTGCTCCACTCGCTAAACAACTGATACCCAGTTTCAACACGAGCAAGAGAGAAGCAAACTTCAATCCAAGTATCACGAGGACAATCAGGGTCAATAAACTTCAGCGCACGCTCGATGTCTAAAAGTTGCTCTGGGCTTAAGATCAGCGTACCAGCGCCCATTGCGCTTGAAACTTCGTTCACGTTAAGTTCTGGGTCAAAATGCTTCTTAATAAACGGTACAAGGTCAACAATGTCTCCAGCACGTATGATGCGCTCAGTTACGGTGAAGAACTTAGCTCGGCTGTAATATTCCCAACCATGCTCTTTGCTCAAGTTCTTGTTCTTAAAGTATGAACCGTAACCAAGAGCGTGCACACCTTTGCCTGATGGGCTCAGCTCAACATAACTCGGCAGGGATTCCGCAATTTCATTGTTACCGTTTGCGGTGACTTTGTCTAGGTCAATACCTTGCCAAAATCCGTCACCGTCTTTGCCCAGCGCAAACCCTAAGCCTGTGTATTCACCTAATTTAATCGCTTGCTTCGCTTCCGCATACGTAGCCAGACGAGCAAGGTCTTCAGGGGTATCAAGAGTACCCCGCCTGCGCTTACCGCTTGTGTAATATGGAACCTTTAAAGTTCGGTCAGAATTATTTTCATCTTTTTCAAGTCTCCACAGCAACCATCGTTTTGCTTCTCTAAGTTGCAGAGGGATAGAGGGCACTTCACCCTTATCAACTAATTTTATTTCAGTCATTATTATTTTCCACCATTGTTGAACAAATGAATTCCCTTAGGTGTCCCTATCCTATTATTGATTGCATGGTCAATGATGGTTTCGCCTTTGTGGGGCTAGGGATAGATAGGGACAACTAAAGGAATTCAAACCATGCTTTTTTATTTTGCCTTAAATATTTTTAAAAAACAACAAATATTTTAAAAAAGGTGTTTACTTCTGCGGAACAATGGTTTAAAGTATAACTTCGCTTCACTTTTAATAACGTAAATAAAGGAAATAATCATGCTGAACCTACCCATTAAAGTCGAATCATATATCACCGCAGACGACAATGCATACATTTATCATCTGCAAGATGGAAAAGAAATAGTCGTTTGGAATAAAAGCAAACAAGAATACGTATATCTGGCTGACGGCAAGCTAGCTACTCCCGCCGATACAAAACGTATCGTCTGGAAGATGTTCCGTGATATTACAGAACACAAGAATTACGAAATTGATTTGCGCATTGAGCAATGCGATTAAAATATTTCTGTAAACTGGTTTACTTTTACAGTAAACTGGTTTATAGTTTAATCAGTAGTACTCAATAACCACTTAATAAAGGAAATAAATTATGCAAGTTCTTGATATTCAACTCCAGAAGTTAGACGAAATCGGTTTACTCAGCGACAAAATTGCCGCAGACAAAGAGCAACTCGACGCTATGAAAGACGTATTCAAAAACGCAGGTGAAGGTAAATACGAAGGTAGCTTGTATTGCGGTACTGTATATTTGTCTGCACGTGATAGCGTTGACTATAACGCAATCTTGACTGAAATGGGGGTTGTAATTCCAAAAGAGTTACTAGCTAAACACAAGAAGCAGTCGGTCTCCATCAACATGAAGATTTCCCGTCGTAAAGGTAAGTAAGCAAAAAAGTCAGGGGTTATGAAAATAATCCTTGACTTTTGTTTTTAACTGGTTTATAGTTTAATCAGCAGTTCAAATTAATCAATTAATAAAGGAAATAATTATGAAGTTTATCAAAAACGCAAACATAAACGGCACATGCCTTCAAGGTTACGTTAAAACAACGTATCATCACTTAGTTTCTGCTTTCGGTCAGCCTGAGTTTGGACCCAATGATCACACAGGTGATAAAGTTACTTGTGAATGGTGCTTACGTTTTGAAGACGGAACCGTCGCAACAATCTACGAATGGAAAAACGGTTACACACCGATGGGGATGGAAGAATGGCACATTGGTGGTAACAGTTATGATGCAGTGGAAAGAGTTTTAGAAGTTTTAGAGAGAGGATATCAACATGCGTAAGTTTATCACCAAGAATTATTTTCCATATTTCTTACTCGCTGATATTGCTTTATATTCAGCTTGTGCATATGTTGGTTACAATTATGCAAAAGAAATCCTTGACTTTTTTATCAAACTGGTTTAAAGTTTAATCAGTAGTTCAAATCAACCCATTAATAAAGGAAATAACATGACTGAAGTTTTAACATTCCCAGAAGCAGTATCCTCAGCAGTAAAATACGAACAGTTGTCTGAAAAGTATCAGCTCATCGATACAAAAGACATCGTAAACACTATGCGTGATAATGGTTTTCTTGTTACTCAAACATTCAACCTCAAGCCACGCAAACGTGACCCACGTGTTGTAAAGCATTTGCTCCGTATGCGCCATCGTTCATTGATGGATTCTGTAAATGGTTCTATTCCAGAAATCGTTGTAATCAACTCTCATGATGGTTCAACAACTCTGCGTATGGAGTGCGGTGTTTACAGAATGATTTGCGCAAATGGTCTTATTGTTAAGTCTTCAACCGCACATTCAGCACGCATTCGCCACGTCAACGTAACACCAGAGATTGTTATTGCTGAATCTATGAAAGTGATTGAGTCTGCTCGTGAGTCAGCAAGACGCACAGAGTTGTTTATGAATAAAATCATTTCGCCAATTGACCAAAAACAATTTGCGCAACGTGCAATTGATATGCGTGGGATGAATGTTGACATTGAGCAAGTGTTGCGCCCACGTCGTAGTGAAGATGTCGGTAATGACCTCTGGAGAGTATTTAACCGTATTCAAGAAAACATTATGAAGGGTGGTCTTGAAGGTGTGTCTGCTGAAGGTCGTAAGATCCGTACGCAGGGTTTAAAGAGTATGGGTCCAGTCTTCCGCACCAACGTAAACCTTTGGGCAATGGCTGAAGAGTATTTGTAAAAATATTTGCCTGAGGTGGTTGTTTTTTAAAATTACTTCAGGCAAACTTTAATTTCAATAATTTAATAAAGGAAATAACGTATGAATGTATTTTTTCTCCATCGTAGTGCAATTATCGCTGCTCAGTCTCATGCTGATATTCACGTCGGCAAAATGTTACTTGAAGCGTGCCAACTCTTATCTACCGCACACCACGAGCACGGCAACGGTGATAAGGTGACTTACTTACCTACTCATAAAAATCATCCCTGCGCAGTTTGGGTTCGTTCCTCCAAGACGCATTACATGTATGTTGCTGAGCTTGCTAAGAACCTCGCTCAAGAGTACCGCAATCGTTTCCGTAAAACACATGCGAGTCAACATATCCTTGATACCGAATTAATGTTGCCTCCTCCTGAGTTAAAAACAATGAGATGGGTTGATCCTCCGCAATGTATGCCTGATGAGTTTAAATCTGATGACGTTGTTGACGCTTATCAAAAGTATTACGCAAGCAAGTCCACTAGTATGAAAATGGTTTGGACTGGTTCTGAAGATTATGCTCCGTGGTGGTTTTTAATTAACCGCAACAGTTTTTTACACTCGAAAGGTTTATATGTTAAAGAAGTTCAAACGCAATAACCCTTACATTGATGTGCCTAAGACGAGTGAAATTTTGTCTTGGGTAATTTTATTTATATTTTTAATCTGGCTTGCGTTTTGGGGCTTTAATTTTATAGCGAGGAATCTATGACTTATACGGAAGACGGCGTCAACATTTTTAATACAAAACCCGTTACAGATATTGAATCTGTTATTCAGCCACGAGTAAACGAAATAATTGATCAATGGCAAGTTTACACATGGGACAATTTAATCGACGCATTAAAAAATGTTGTTGTAACTAAGAGATTCAAAGAGGAGTTTAACGAGACTTTTTTAAAAGACGGAGATAAAATAACGTCATTCTTACAAGTTTTAACATACGAGCATCAAGAGAAGCTTGCGACCATACAAGCTGTTAATGAATATACTTCTTTATTTGCGGGGCAATTTGATGATAGATTATAGACGACCAGAAAACAGAAGGGAATATTTTAAGTCCCTTTACAATTTAAATCTTGTGTTTAAGGTTCATCCTGGTCTTGTTTATTTATACATGCCCGAACTTAAAAAGCATTACAGCTGGGATGACGAAACTGCCTTGTGGTTTGCGACATTGAATGGTCACACACAAAACCCAATCACGTCTATGCGCTTACTTGAATTCATGCCTGCGATCCCGCAAAGTGACGTCGAATGGGTCATGGCGGAAAAGCGTTTCAATGAGCAATGGGATACGTTAAGCTACGATACTGATCGTAACAAACAAAAGAAAGATACTTTCAAAGGTTTAAAGTCTTATGCGGAGCTTGTAAAAGAAGCAGGTGATCAACGGGCATTATGGTCAAAAAAGAAAACCTATGAAGAACTCTGGGAAAAAGCATTCAGCATAAAACATTTTGGTCGGTTATCTGCGTTCTCGTACCTAGAGTACGTCAAAATTTTTGGTTATGGGGCTGACTGTTCAACTCTCATGTTCGAGGACTTTGATGGGTCTCGTTCGCATCGCAACGGTATGTTCTTTTTGTTGGGTGCTGATCGGTTTGTTTATGACAAGCGACAGCCAGATTCACATGACGGAAAGTATATTGATTTAAAAGCAACAGGTGAAGCATTAGAATTAGAAGCAGCAAGTTTTTTAAAAGAGTTTCAAGATGAATATGGTTATCACCCGCATATCAGCAAGTTTACTCTTGAATCATGTTTGTGTCAATTTAAGAATGGTTTCTTTTCAAGACGTTATCCAGGAGTATATGCCGACATGGCGTGGAAGCGTATTGAATGGTATGATAAGCGGGGCTTCGCAAAACTCACCTCTGTTTTTAAAGAGATACGCAGGAAAAACTTACCTGAATGGTTACGTGAAGAATGCGAGAAAGAGCGCATGCCTGAAGCAGAAAAGGCAAGTATGTTTGCTGAGACAGGCAGACCATTTAGAGCAAATTGGATTCTGGAAAAAATATGAACATAATCTTAAGTTTACGAGGAACAAGTGGTTCAGGCAAGACGACCATCGCACGCACATTTATAGATAAGTACCCGCATAACCCAATCGTCAGTGCGGGTAAAAAGATTTGGGGATATGAAATAAACTTGTCTTCAGAAAAGATATCATCTCCTCTTTATGTTATCGGCTCTTATGAAACAACGTGCGGTGGTTGCGACGGGATTAATACGCAAAAAGAAATTGCTGATAGAGCTCTTGAAGCTCGTGGTTACGGAGGTCATGTGTTAATTGAAGGGCTTTTACTTGCGCACGCAGGACCAAAGGCAATCACAACAACCATGCTCAAAGAAACCAATGCATATGTTCTTGGTTATATTGATACCCCTCTGGACGTTTGCCTTGACCGTGTTCAAAAGAGAAGAATCGCACGTGGTGATTTGCGCCCATTCAACCCTGATAACACAATCAGCAAACACAGTGGAGCGCACCGCACATGTATCAATATGCACAACATTGGTATCCCTGTGCGCACGATAGATCATACTGACGCATTCAATAAAACTTTGGAGATCTTTCGTGACTACGACGCAATGTGATTATTCAGATTTAATACAGTTCGTGATTGACAGGGAAATACTGCGTATAACAAAAGAATTGGGAGTCCCCATGACTCACGATCCAATTTTACAAAAATATAGATTTTGCAATATTCGGAGACGTGATGATCGAGTTTCAAAATGGCTATTACAGTTTTACTATACGAATAATATTGGTGATGTTTGGTTTAAAGCACTTATTGCTCGTATATTTAATTGGCCACCCACTCTTGAATATTTAATGAAAAATGACTTAATCCCGCATCGGGTTGAGGAGTTAGAAATTGAGCGTATGATCGATTACTTGCAAATACTTGAAGCAAGAAAAATTAAAATTTTTAATGCTGCGTATGTTGTTTACCCGACACACAAACGAGGTTCTAAATGCGAAAATATTGTAAAATACATACTTGCACCGACAGTTGAAATAGCTGATAAAGTACGCAGTGGAATAGAATGGGATTTGATAGAACTAACCACAAAAGCGTTATCACAAGGCTACGGGCTTTCAACATTTATGGCAGGGCAAGTCACAGCTGACCTAACTTATATAATGGGGGAGTTAAATCATGCGCACGATTTATTTACGTGGGCTCCAATGGGTCCAGGATCTTTAAAAGGTTTGAATAGATTACATAACAGACCAGCAGTTAAAAAGATATCTGAAGAACAGTTTTTAAAAGAGTTAATTGAAGCACGGCAGTGTATTTTAAAAGAAGCAGTGAAGTATGAGGATTTAACCTTGCATGACATACAAAATATTTTTTGTGAGTTTAGCAAGTATATGAAAGTCAAAGATGGTTTAGGCACACCTAAACAAATTTACAAACCAACTAAGGAGTTTTAATGGAAATTACCGCAGTAAATGTAAATCATTTGTTTCAAGAAACACTCTGGAAATTTAAAACTTCTGGGGTAGATACAAAGACACGCAATGGTGATGCAATTATGATTAATGAACCTGTTCTGACAACCGTCATAATACCAACAGAACGAGTTTTATTTTCAAAGCAACGTGATTGCAATCCTATATTCCATTTAATGGAAAGTGTTTGGATACTTGCTGGTCGTCGTGATGTTGCTTTTCTTGATCAGTTTAATTCCCGCATGAAACAATATAGTGATGACGGTAAAATATTTAATGCGCCATACGGATATCGTATGCGTCATCAGTTCGAAATAGATCAGCTTGAAGCAGTGATTATGCATTTAGAATTAAATCCTGAATCTCGTCAAGCAGTTATTCAGCTCTGGGATCCGCAGGATTTATTACGTGACACCCTAGACCGTGCTTGTAATACACAAATGGTTTTTCAGGTTAAAAACGGCAGATTAGATTTAACAGTTTTCAATCGATCAAATGATTTCTGGTACGGTTACATTGGTGCTAACATTGTTCATTTCACAATGATTCAAGAGTTTGTTGCGATTGCTTTGGGTTTGCGTTGCGGGGTTTACAGAACAATCAGTACTAATCTGCACATTTATAAAGATTTGTATGATGCGTCTAAGTATATTCAGTATCCTCCACCTTGCGAAGACTATGATTATTACAGCGCCAACTTAGTTAAGCCACGCAATCTTTATGAGGGTTCATGGAAAACTTTCCTGAATGAATGCGAACTCTTTTGTAATGAACCAATGAACCCATTAAACATGAAATATGAACACAGCTTTTTCCCTGAGGTTGCAATACCGATGGCCAAGATAGGTTTCAAAAGAATGCACAAAATAAGCTCTGGCGTTGAACATTTGCCTGAAATAAAAGCACAAGATTGGCGCATGGCAGTTAAAGAATTTATGAACAGGAGAGATGATGTCAGCAAATGATAAACAAGTAGCAGGAACACATTACAAATCTAAAATACAACATTGGGATTATGTTGTTGCGAATGACTTAGATTATTTTCAAGCCCAAATAACAAAGTATGTAACTAGATGGAGAAAGAAAAATGGACTTACAGATTTGGAGAAGGCTTCGCATTTTCTTGAAAAGTATATTGAAATCGAGCGGAAGAAAGAAGATGAAGAATGTTCTGAGCCTACTGGATATTATGTAAATCAAGACAGATGAAAACAATAATATTTGATACAGAAGTCTATAAGAATGTGTTTTTGTTGTGCGGACTCGTTCTTGAAGACAATGAATATTTCGCCATATGGGGAGGGGACAATGTCGCCGAAGAAAACATTCGTAGTTTGTTTGATTCTTCTAATTGTTTTATTAGCTTCAACGGTATTAAATATGATATGCCGATTATTGGTTATTATCTAACAGGTAAAACAAGTGAAGAGCTAAAAGACTTAGGTGATGAAATAATCGAAGGAAACTTAATGCCTTGGGAAGCTGAACGCAAATACGGATTCCGCATTCCTAAAATTGATCATATCGATTTGATAGAAGTTGCTCCGTCGTTCGTCAGCTTAAAAACATACGGGGCTAGAATGAATATGCCTACGGTTCAGGATCTTCCGTATCACCACACTGCCATTATAACTGATGAACAGAAGCCGAAGTTACAAGAATATTGTTTTAATGATGTAAAAACAACAGCCGAGCTTTATAGGCGTTTAGAAGGTCAAATAAAATTGCGAGTTGAAATAAGCAAAGAGTATCAAGTTGATTGCCGAAGCAAATCAGACTCACAAGTAGCTGAGCAAATGTTTTTAAAACGTCTTGATATAAAACGTAAGCAAATTGGAATACCCGCCTACGTAAGATATAAAATGCCAAGTTTTATTAAGTTTTACTCGGATGAGCTTATTCAGCTTGCAGAACGCATAGAAGAGCATCTCTTTATTGTTAAAAAGCCAAGTGGGCACGTTGAGCTTCCCGCATTCTTAAAGGATGATCTGGTTAGGGTTGGTGACGGTATTTATCAGATGGGTGTTGGCGGGTTGCATTCGCAACATGATAAAAAGGATTGTTATGTTTCTGACGATAACTGGTGTATTATGGATTATGATGTGGCTTCTTATTATCCCGCTATTATGCTTAATTGTAATCTTGTACCTATGAATACAGGGGAGAAGTTTTTAGAAGAATATAGAACTTTATTTAATAGGCGTCTTGAAGCAAAGAGGGAAAAGAATATGGTGATTGCTGACTCATTACGTATTGCGCTTAACGGCACATTTGGTAAGACAGCAAACTGTTACTCACCCCTCTACTCCCCTGATGTTATGATCAATATCACATTGACAGGGCAGTTACTTCTTCTTAATGTGATTGAACAATTAACACGACACAATATAGAAGTTATCTCTGCGAATACAGATGGAATTATGCTTTATTACAGAAGGATTGATCAGCATGTTGTTAATGCGGTAATCAATCATACAAGCGAAGTAACAAAGTTTATTTTTGAAGCAACTCCTTACAGATGTGTGGCGTTGAAAGATGTTAATAATTATTTCGCTGTGAAAGTTGACCGCAGTGTAAAAGTAAAAGGTATTTATTCAGCGCCGACGTTAAGTAAAAACCCAACAGCGCCAATCGTTTCTAGGGCAGTGGGTGAATGGTTGGCGAATGGGACGCCATTTAATGAGACATTAAGAAAAGGAAATATAGAAAATTTTATAACCGTAAGAAAAGTAACAGGAGGAGGTGTACAAGGCGATAAATATTTAGGTAAAGTTGTAAGATGGTATCAGACCAAAGAGCAATTGCCACCAATAACATATGCTAGTAACGGAAACAAGGTAGCCAAGTCTTCAGGCGCACGTGAATGTATGAAATTACCTGTTGATATTCCTGAAGATTTAGATTATGATTGGTATGAAAACGAAATACTAAAAGTAATAAAGGATATCGGTGCTAGCCGATTTTTATAACCGCAAGAAAGGAAAAAATGTCTGATCAAAAAAGACCCGTAGTATGGGTTGTTGATAATTCTCTAAACAAAACAATCAAAGACGTTATAAGATTTGGTGAGCCAGAGCACATTTACTCTTATGTTGATAAAGATATTGATTTAGTTAATCATGCTAGAGATGTTTTATCAGCATATCGAGAAGGAGATTATTTATGTTTAATTGGTGATCCAAAATTAAGTTGTATTGCATCAGCAGTAATAGTACAAATGAACCCAAGTCATGAAATTAAGTTTTTACAATGGGACGCCAGAAGTTATAGATACGAAGAATTTAATTTATCAATTTAATAAAGGAAATAAAATGTCATTCAAAGACAACCTAGTAGTAGGTAAGCAAGAACTCCCACCACGTATTTGTATTTATGGGAATCACGGAATAGGAAAATCAACAATCGCATCACAGTTTCCTGATCCTATTTTTATTAACACAGAAGATGGATTAGACTCTCTTGATGTTACTTCTTTTCAACGTGCTGGAGAGATAAATGATGTAGTTGATGCTATCAAAGTTTTATTAAAAGAAGAACATGAGTACAAAACATTAGTTATTGATTCAGTTGATTGGTTAGTTGAACCTCTTATCACAAAAGATATTGAGAGCTCTCATGACGCAAAAGACTTAGGTTACGGCAAAGGTCAAGTATTTGTCGCAGAGTCTTTTAGAGAAATACTTCAAGGACTAGATGCATTACGTCGTAAAAAGAGCATGAATATTATTTTGCTTGCTCATGCTAACGTAGTGCGTTACGAAAACCCTCTTACTGAGCCTTACGATCGTTTCTCACCAAAGTTGCCGAACCGTTGTAATGCTTTGCTTCAAGAATGGTGTGATGTTATTGCTTATGCTGGTTTCAAAGTTATTGTTAAGAAATCAGATGTAGGCTTTAATAACACAGTCAACCGTGGAATCACGACTGGGGAGCGGCTGCTTCATGTTGTAGAAAACCCAGCGTATGTTGCAAAAAACCGTTATGCGTGCCCTGATGCGTTCGAAATGAACATTGAAGAAATCGCAAAATATATCCCTATCAAACTTTAATAAAGGAAATAAAATGTCTAAATTTGGATTCGATTTAAATGAGTATAATTCAGATGGTGGTAGCAAAGATTACTCCCCATTGCCAAAAGGTGAATATACAATCAAATGTGTAGAAGCAGACCTTAAAGAAACAAAGAGTGGTGGGCAAATGATTGCTGCTAAGTTTGAAGTTGTTAAAGGTGATTATGTTGGTCGTTTTATTTGGAGCAATTATAACATTCACAATAACTCTGAGAAGGCGCAGCAGATTGGTCGTGAGCAATTATCAGCATGGGCAAAAGCATCAGGTAAACCCAACGCAAGTTCTGTTGACGAGCTCTTAGAGAAACCTTTTAAATGCTCGCTTGATATTGAAGCAGGAACAAATGGGTATGCAGATAAGAACCGTATTGTTGGTTATGTTATGAGTGAAGCAAAAGCGCCACAGAAGAGTAGCCTTGCTGATATGAAAAATGATGATCCTGATAGCGCACCTTCAAAAGCGAAAACAGATAAGAAAAAGAATCCTTGGGATTGAATGAAGGATGGGGGCTTAGACCCCCAATTTTAATAAAGGACTATAATGGCAACGAAAAAACCACTGAGTATACCCATACCAGTACAAGAAGTAGAAATGGTTGAACGCATTTATGATTCAATTAAAAAGAAAAAATCCCGTAAATTTAATTTATCAAGACTAGGTGCATCAGGTATCGGTAACGACTGCGTTAAACGTATCTGGCTTTCATGGAGAGGGTATGACAACCCACAACCTAGCGGAAGAATATTTAGGCTGTTCGAGACAGGTAATCTACAAGAAACAAGGATTGTAAATGACTTACGTGATGCGGGTTATAGCGTTTGGGATATGATGGAAGATGGGCAACAATATACGTATACGGATAAGACAGGGCATTTCGTTGTAAAGCTGGATGGAATTGTAAAAGGTGTTCCTGATGCAGAGAATGTACCGCATGTTCTTGAAGTTAAGACGCACAATACAAAATCATTCGCTGATTTAGAAAAGAAAGGTCTTGTTGAGTCTCAGCCCTCTCACTACTATCAGATACAAGGGGGTATATTATTTGGTGGTTTTGAAAGAGGGCTTTATATTGCTCTTAATAAAGATAACGAGCAGTACTATATCAGACGTGTTAAACCTGATTTAGAGGTTCAAGCGGATATATTAGAAAGAATTAATACGCTAATTAATGCTGACTTAGCCCCTGCTGGAGCTGGTGAGGATTATGAAAAGTATCCTTGTGCTTGGTGTGATTACAGGGATGTTTGTTATAAAAAGAAACCACCTATTGTTAATTGCAGAACGTGTGAACATTCTAAACCATTTGAAAATGGGGCGTGGCTGTGTACTTTGAAGAGCGCAACTTTAACATTAAAACATCAGATAGAAGCGTGCGAAAGCTATTCGCAGAAAGGTAAATAATGTATTATTTAGGAGTTGATCCAGGAATGAATGGTGCGATTGCAATTCTTGAAGATGAAGATATTGTTCAAATATTTGACATGCCCACAACAGAAGTAAAAGTCGGAAAGAGCACAAAGAAAAGAGTTAATCCGCAAGAGCTAGTTTTAGAGTTAGCCTTATTTAAAAACCAACATATTAAGGGAATAATAGAGCAAGTTAATGCGATGCCTAATCAAGGTGTTACTTCTATGTTTTCTTTCGGACGTTCTCTCGGAGTGATAGAAGGAGTTCTCGCAGGTTGCATGATACCGTACACACATGTTACCCCAGCGGTTTGGAAAAAGGCGATAGGGGTTAATTCCAGCAAAGACGGAGCACGTGAGATGGCAATGCGCATTTGGCCAACAAAAACAGAACTATTCAAACGTAAAAAAGATGATGGAAGGGCTGAAGCTGCATTGCTAGCGTTGTATTTATATCAGGTGCGGAAATGATTGAGCAGTTGTTAAAAGGTGCGGCAATCGCTATAATGGCTAATAATGTTTGGGTTTGTTTCGATAAAAAACCAAACTTACAAGATGTTGCCGAAGCAAGAAGACTTTTAGATCAATTAACTGATGAATTAATAAAGGAATCTTTTAAATGAATGAACCTGTAGCCCATAGATTTAAATGGGAAGAA